GGTATTGCTAGTTCCATTTTTACTTTAATCAGATATTATGTTATTATAATAATAATATAATATAATCCAGGCGGGGAACCTAGGTTCCACCTATCCCTCCTTTCACGTTTATTTGAAGAGGGTCTTAAAATAAACTTTGGATAAACACTAGAATAAACACTTCAGATTCTTCTTGAAAGGAGGGGTTAGCGAAGCAGTCGGGGCGCTTACCTTGGTTACTAAGCCGTGCCACGGAAATAGTCTTTCTCCAAGATCCGGGTCTGAATATTTTCATGAAATGGTTTTTCCAATCCAACTAAAGGATTTAACCAAGGTTCTTCCCAACGATTCACATCCGCACTTCGATACATCCAAGCAGGATGGGTTGCGCGCGATTCTTCTATAAAAGGTTGTTGGGATCGAAAATACGGTTTTTCACCAATTTCGGTAACACCATATTTCTTATAATCATTTGCTTCAAATAAATCACGATTATATCTTCTAGTAATACCAAACAATTCACTTTCTAATTGTGTCGTGTTTTTTCTAAAGACATTTGCACCAAACCCTTGCAATCGGATATTCGGATCTTCTATAAAAGGTAAATCCACCCCTTGTCCAGGAGTATCTAATTGATAACGTGCTAAATAAGTACTTTCTTGTAGTTGTTTTTGAATTCTAGCTGGATCGTCATGAAACCGTGTAAAAGACATATTAGATTGAGTATAGTATGATGTTACTATATTTCGTTATTTTTATTTTGTAATATTATTCGTATTATCCATCGCATTATCCATTTCACCGGTTTTACCGGTTTTACCAGTTTCATTTTTCCCAAAAGATTTCCAATCCACTAACAAATATTTAGACATTTCGGATGGGAAACTAAAAATCATTTCTAAAACACTCGGAGGTAATCCAAATAAGATGATTAACCATATGAATATATACAAGAGAAATAGTACAAATACAAACCAAAAAAAGAATTGTTTTTTCGGTTCTGGTTCCATCTTATGGTTTGACCATAGATTTTCTTTTTGTAAATTCACAAGATAATTATACAAATCCAATAATAATAAACTTAAATGGTAAAGGTTTATACATATAACTCGTAGAATAGAATAATGACAATTATAATGGTAGAAGAAATGGATTCAGGAGATGAAGTATCCGTGAAACACCACCAGAATAGAATATGTTTGAATATGATTGTGAAAAACGAGAGTCGTATTATCCGACGATTATTAGAATCATGTGTCGATCTCTTGGATTTTTATTGCATTTGTGATACTGGAAGTACAGATAATACGATCGAGATCATTGAATCTTTTTTCCAAGAAAAAGGTATTCCTGGGAGAATCATTCAAGAACCGTTCCGTGATTTCGGATATAATCGTTCGTTTGCATTGAAAGCATGTGAATCGGTTCCAGCTGAATATATATTGTTACTCGATGCCGATATGATTTTCTGGCGTAATCCTATCATTCCTCCGGAAGAATTCAAACAGTCTCTTTCTACCTCGGATGCGTATTATATTTTCCAAGGGTCGGATACCTATTACTACAAGAACACACGTATTGTGAAAAACAATCTCGGATTTTCGTATTGGGGAGTAACACATGAATATGTCAATTATCCTAAAGTACATCCTTTGACGGGAGAGAAAATCGACATCCGGATCTCTCAAGTTCCGAAAGATATTCTTTTTATTAAAGATATCGGAGATGGAGGTGCAAAAACGGATAAATTCTTGAGAGATGTGCGTCTATTGGAGAAAGGACTAGAAGAGTTGCCAAATAATGACCGATATTTGTTTTATTTAGCCAATTCTTATCGGGATTCTGGACAACAAGAAAAAGCCATTGAGATCTACAAGAAACGAATTGCAGTAGGTGGATGGATTGAAGAAGTATGGTATAGTTATTATTCGATTGGGAAATGTTGGAGAGATTTGAAAGATATGGATCGTGCGATCGCGGCATGGATGGAGGCATTTCAAGCATATCCTAATCGTATTGAAAATCTCTATGAAATCGTCCAACATTATCGTGTAACTGGCAAGAATAACTTATCGTATTGGTTTTACATGATTGCGGATCGTATGCGTCGAGAACATCCCGAGAGAGAATATTTATTTATGCAAAAAGATATCTATGATTTCAAATTGGATTATGAATTGTCGATTTTAGGATATTATGTGAATATCGATCGTCATGATTTGGCGGCGGTTTCGATGAAAGTGCTGTCGGATCGAAATGTGTCGGATGCAACGATGACGAATATTCTCTCGAATTATAAATTTTATTGCAAGAAACGAATCGATCCTATCTCTCTAAATACCGGTATCGATAAAGAATTATCTTCGGTTTTATCTTCGATTGGTTCTGCGATTTTAAAAGAGAATCCTGGATTTAAAAGTAGTACTCCTTCGTTTTGTTGTTTATTACCGAAAGAGGGAGAAGAAGAAGATGGAATTCTTGCACAATATTTAGTGAATGTTCGTCTAGTGAATTATTGGATTAATGATAAAGGAGGATATGAAAATCCAGGAACCGTACATACGATTAATGTTCTTGCAGTTGTGGAACATTCTTATGATAAAACGTTTCATCCAGAATCCAATGCGAAATCCTGGAAAGTATTGAAAGAAGGCGTACTAGAATACGATACTTCGGTAGATAATTATTACATTGGACTAGAAGATATTCGTCTTGCTTATGATGCCAAGAGAGATGTTATTCAATATAATGCGAATCGTGGAGTGGATAAAGGAATGATGGTGATTGAACATGGATATATTTCTATAGCGAAGGAAGGATTTAGTACTTATCATGATGTGTTTCTAGAGACAGAGAAATCGAGAGAAATTGAGAAGAATTGGGTGATTTTTCCTAATCCAACGGATAATTCTACGAATAATCGAATGATTTATGGATGGTTTCCTTTAACGATTGGTTCTATTGCTAACGAAGTACCGAACGAAGTACCGAACGAAGTACCCTCATCTTCTTTTATTGTTACTGCAAGAAATGAAAATGTTCCACCTTTTTTCCGATATGTCCGTGGATCGACGAATGGTATCGCCATGCCGGAATTTGGAGAGACATGGTTTATGGCACATGTCGTTTCTTATGAAGATCGTCGGTATTATTACCATGTTATTATTGCATTGGATTCGGTAACTGGATCGGTCAAGAGATATACTCCGTTATTCACCTTCGAAGGAGAGAAAGTGGAATATGTCTTGGGATTCGAGAGATTATTGGGTAATGATGATTCTTTTCTAGTAGGGTATAGTCTCTATGATCGAGAGACGAAATATATAAGTTTATCGAAAGAATCTATTCTACGCGATTTCATCGATTATCCTTCTTACGCTTAAAAAATTGATCGTTTCTGTCGTCTAGTTCCTTCTCTTATAACACAACATAATTGAATCAAACCTTATATGTTTGCCTTGGCTTTATTATACTATCTTTTAACTATTTTCAAAATGAATATTATGAATGTTTCTTATGAAATTACCCCACCAATGGTGGAAGACACGAACGATAACCATACTTTTATCCCAGATTATATTCTGGAACTACGTATGCAAGCAGCGATTGACCGCTTTGCGAGTTTCGATGAATATATGGATATCCCTGGATTTGGAGAGGATATGCGAGAAGAAGAACCCGATGATATCACAGTGATATATGATGACGAAAAGTATGGATTTCACAAATGTGGCGAAATCGCGGGTTGTTATGATTATTCGGAGTTCTATGAATCTGAAACCATCGTTCCAGAACACGAAGATTACTTTCTCCCAGAAGAAGAAGAGGAAAATGATTATGATTATCATAATGATCCAGAATACTGGGAAGAAATGCAATATGAACGAATGGTAGATAGAATGCAAGAAATGAATTTAGATTAGATTTGTTGTTGTTGTTTTGTAACTTTAATAAAAATGAAATATATTTCTCTTGGCCTTTGCAAGAGAAATATATTTTTTATCGTTTTTTATTGTTTTTCCTATACATATATAAGCAGAACCGAACATAACAAAATGACTAGAAAACGAAAACCAATCGAAATGATTTCCCAATTCGCTGATATTCCGAGAGATATCGTCATTGCGATATTAGAATATGATGATCGATTTTATCTCTCCAACGATGGTTATACGATTATTAGTCGATTTGCAAGAAAAGATCCGCGATATATTCTTCTTGCACGAATCCCGAAAATCAATGATGTATGGGGATATCGTTATTTCGGTGGTAATATTTACAGTTATATGATTCATATGGTCTTTCTCTCGAAAAACAAGAAACAACGGTTTTCATTGGCGTATTATTTAGATGAAGCGGTTGATCTAGAGGAAGACAACATTTATCGAAAAGTGGTTTTTAAGAACCACCAAGGAACGGAGATGGTTTCTTACTTATAGGTCGAGAACTACAACTACGTAGTAGAATTATATACATGTTTTTTAATGTAAGCTTTACGTCTATTTGTACGTTTTATACTATTTGTAATTGAAAAATAGGTGAATATACACAATAAAAAAATCAATATTATATTGAAAACAGAAATAGACATATAATATTGATAAATATTATTAGTTTAGTTCCTGGAACATGGTCCATAACTTTTCCGATGTTCTTCTACTATACCATATTTTGCAATCCCGTCTAAATGTGCTTTGGTACCATATCCCATATTCGTATGGAGACTATATCGCGTTTTCAATTCCGGATTCTGTTCGCATAACTCTGCAATATAAGCATCTCTTGCAGTTTTAGCCAAAATAGATGCACATGCAATAGACGCATAAAGATTATCGCCTCCGGCCACCGTTTCATGGGCAATGGGTTTCAACATATCGGTCGTTTCATCGAAATAAGAATAAGTAGGGAAATCATTACCATCTACGAGCAAGAAAATATCATCGATTGATTCTTTCGATTCTCCCGTTCCTGTTGCTAGAATCGAAGCAATCAAAGTCCGGGCACATTCTCGCATGGCTTTCAAGACGGCTTGACGGATATTAATACGATCGATTTCTTCTGCGGAAATGGATTGAATGGTCCATGCTCTCGCATTCGTTTTAATATATTCGGCTAGAACACCGATCTTCTTTTTCGATGTGATTTTCTTGCTATCTCTCATTTCCGAAAAATCAAAAAGGGTCGATTCAGTAGTTGGTTTAGGTAAAATTACCGCGGCAACGAAAAGTGGTCCGAATAAAGGCCCACGTCCTGCTTCATCGATTCCGATTTCGATATTTTCACAAAGATCCGAAGGATAACGGTAAGATACCCCATATTTGTTTTTTGGAACATCAGACATGTTTCTTTTTGTCTTTTAATTTTCAAAAGATCAGACCAGAATAATTATATTTAGACAAAAAAGTTCATATTGTTTTACGTATCTAAGAATGATTTAATGAAAGAATCCTTCCATAAATATGTATTAAAACACAAGAAAATATATAATACTATATCATAATAGAAAGTTATCAATATGGTATTCAGTCCATTAATATTATTTATTTTTGTATTATTGGCATTATTAATTGTTATATGGTTATATGAAGTTTTCGGTAAAACCCTAGTAATCGAAAAACTGGTTAGTTTCGAACATAGTATGAAAGCCGGTGCAACTATTCCTTCTTCGAACGAATTACCGCCTTATTCTGGAAATCATCCAAATAAAAACATTGCAAAGGTGTATGATAATGTATTTTACGATATAAATAATGGTAATTTAATCGAAGTCGATAGTAAGTCAATAGAAAACACTAAACCCGGGGCTACTCCTACTCCTACACGTACTACTACTTCTGCTCCTACTACTACTACTCCTGCTCCTACTACTCCTGCTCCTACACAAACTAAAAATATTATTTCTCTCGAACCTTCAGAACCACTGAACACTCCGGAAGACCTCCTTGACAATTCAGAAGACTTCCTTGACAATTCAGAAGACTTCCTTGACAATTCAGAACCTTTTACAACGGTGGAAGGTTTAACAACCGGACCCACCAATAAAAAATATAATATTGACAAAATTTGGATTTCTTGTAGAAAAGATTCCGGTAATCCAGTGGTAGAATATCCAGGAAATACACAGGCGGTTACACCAGAAAGTCAATTAGAATTAGTAAATTCGTATAATCATTTTGTATATAATACTCAATCGAAACATACCGATCCATATGCGGTATTATATATTGCATGGTTAGATGGTACTTTTATTACTATGATCAATTTAAAAACCAACGAATTAGTTACCACAGCACTGTTTTCTACTAAAGGAACCACCAGTAATACTCTTTTATATAATAAATCTTCTTTGAGTCCATTAACTACTAAAACGAGAACTACTATCGATAATAGTTCTTACAATAATACGTATGTGAAAATAAACAAATACGATACCAAAAATCATGTGTTTCAATTATCTTCTAATATTTATTTTGATCCTCGTAATGCCCAGTTGATTGTCTTAAACCAAAATTCAATCGCAGATAACATTACCGTCTTCTCTAGAATGGGAACCGTCATTCCGAATGGGTATTTGAATAATATATCTTACGACGCATCTCCAGTATTTAATTCTTGGACTTATTATGATGAGAGTGGAACCAAGATGGTAATCTATATTTCTTATATTGAAGTAACCTTGATTGTTTTATTAGAAGCGGACCAAAATGCTAGTTACCGTATTTATAATGTACAACGATTTGATAATGACGGGGTAGATACCGGTAATAGTGCTAAAATCACTACACCGATTACTAAACCTACAGAAAGTACGGTTACAACCACCGCGCCTAAAATACATACAGATGGTAATGTTGTACATGATGGTAACACTCGTTCCTGTAGTGTTTGGTCGAATGGTGGATTCATTAACAAAACTGGTCCAGAGTGTGAGGTTAGTTTTTTGTCGAAAAAAAACCCATATGATAATAGTAATGATTCTGTATCTATGCCAGACAGCAAAGATATGATGAACGATTATTTTCAATGGTATTACTATTGGGTAAAAAATGGTAAAAAAGATTCTTCTAAACGTAATCATAGGTATTCGGAAGATTATATGTTGAAAACCCAAATTGTTCCACCGGTATGTCCGGCATGTTCTACTAGTTTAGGTACTTGTGTGAATTGTTCTTCTGGGAATGCCTTTACAGGTGGCGATTCTATATTTTATAATCCATGGTTAAATATGTATTCTAAAGACAAGAATATCCCAACTGGTAATACAACTAGTACTTCTACTACTACGAAGAATAATAATAATAATAATATGGAAGAGGATTGTGATTTATGTTCCGAGTGTTCCGAAGAAAATCCAATTACCACTACGAATGCAAATACATTTCCCACTACAACGACATTTCCTCCATTCGGATATAATAACAGATACAACCGATATAATGACAGACAAGAAGAAGAAGATTTTGGAGAAGAAGAAGATTTTGGAGAAGAAGAAGATTTCGGAGAAGAAGAAGATTTTGGAGAAGAAGAAGAATTCAGAAGACCAGAAAGAAGAAATTTCGGCGATGAATTTGGAGAAGGAGATTTTATGGATGAATTTGGAGAAGAAGTTTTCGAAGATGAACTAGAAGAAGGAAATACCAAATCGAATTCGAATAGTGTTATGGATCCATATTCTTATTTTAATTCCGTACCTAGTAAAGGAAGCAATTTTGTACCAATTCTCTCAGATTTCAGTAAATTCGGACGATAATCCAGGGCTTAGCAAAGCAAAACGTAGTACCCATGGTTCCCCGTTTGCTTCATTTGCTACGCTAAAGCCCCTTCTTTCACGTTTATTCTAGGATTAGTCTTAGAATAAACTATGTGATTATTTGTTGTGGATTATTTTCTTGTCAGGTTTCGCTAGAATAAATATATGTTTATTTTCTTGTAAAAAAGGAAAGAAAAGGAAAGGTGGTGATAGAATAAAGATAAGAAGGTCGATGGATTTAATACCAATGAATCATATTCTAGAGAGAGAAGGTATCGTACAAGAAATCATTACTATTTTGAAGAATTTCGACGAGAGATGCCAACTTACTACTTTCAAGAAAGGTATTTATATTTATGGTTCTCCTGGAACTGGAAAATCGAATTTCGTAGTAAGTTTGTTAAAATCGATTGATTATGATGCAATTGTGTATGATGCAGGAGATGTACGGAATAAATCTCTTTTTCAAACCATCGATAGTAATCATCTCTCGAATCGTAATGTGTTGGATTTAATGCGCAGAAAAGTGAAGAAAATCGCCATTGTCATGGACGAAATCGATGGAATGAACAATGGAGATAAAGGTGGAATCGATGCACTTATCAAGTTAATACGCCAGAAAAAAACGAAGAAACAAAAAGCCGAAAATACGACGCTGAATCCGATTATTTGTATTGGAAATCACAAGAACGACAAGAAAATCCGCGAATTGATGAAAGCATGTCATACTTTCGAATTGAAAATACCAACGAAACCGCAAATGTCGGTTCTCTTACAAACATGTGTGCCACCTTTTCCTACATTTGATAAAGAACTACAAGAAAAAATACATGCGTATATTCAAGGAGATTTGCGGAAATTACTTTTCATGTATAATATCTGGAAAAAGAAACCCGAATTATTGACACTAGAAACGATTCAAGATATTTTCCATGTGAAAATGTTCAATGAAGACGCCAAGAAAATAACGTGTCGATTATTGAATACGACAATTCCTCTCGATGAACATACCTTATTTATGAATGAAACGGATCGAACTACAGTGGCGTTATTATGGCATGAAAATATCGCGAATCCTTTGTCCAAAGAACCGCGTGAAAAATCCTTTCCTTTTTATGCGAAACTACTAGAAAATATGTGTTTTGCAGATTATATTGGTCGGATCACGTTTCAGAGCCAGATTTGGCAATTCAACGAAATGGGTTCTCTTATCAAGACGTTCTACAATAATAAATTATACCATGATGCATTTCCAGAGAATCGGAATAAATTCGCATTATCGGATGTGGATTTCACTAAAGTCCTCACGAAATATTCGACGGAATATAATAATCAATTATTCTTGTACGGTTTATGCCAGAAAATGAATATGGATAAGAATGATTTAGTCGCGTTTTTTCACGAGTTGTATATTTTATATGGTTCATCTTCTACTTTAAATACCCCTAAACTACAGAAAAATATGGATTGGATTTTGAAAATCGAAGATTATTTAGCAAAAGATAATGTGGATATTTTAGATATCAAACGAATGTATCGATTTCTAGATAAAAATGTTAAAAAAGAAGAATATGGAGGAGGAAGAGGAGAAGACGGGTTAGAAGAAGAAGAAGAAGAAGAAGAGGATATTGGAGAAGAAGAGGGAGATCTTCTTTAGATGTTACGGGGTTTTGTAAAATAGTTATGTATAGTATTTTACAAAATGTCACTAGAAAACTAAATAGTTATATTGACTGCTACTTCTGGTATTGATTTCCCTTTGGAAGATGGTCCAGTAAAAACGGGAAAATTGGTTTGTAGTGCCAATTGTTTTTGACATTCTTCCACGATTTTTTGTAGTTCTGCATTTTGTTGCATTAGACCTTGAATTTGTTGTTGTTGTTGTTGTACTAGACTCACAATTTCTTGTGCAGTTAAAGCACGTGGTTCTTGTCCAGGTTGTTGGATCATGATTTGTGGAGCACCGGGTGCGCCCAATCCTTGTTGTTTTTGCATTTCCGCCATCATACGATCGCGTTCCGCTTCAATTTCTTTGATTTGTCCTAAAACATCGGGTTTCCATTTCGGATCTCCTGGTTCGTAATCTTCTAAAAGACGATCAATATCTTTCATGAAATAGTTGTAAATTGCGGATTCTTTTTCGACAGATCCTCGAATGAAATCTTGGACTTTTTTCGGCGATTCTTTTACAAATTCGGGATGTGGTTGATCTAGTAATTTCCGTTTATCAAAGGTGTTTTGTTCATGCGAGAAAACTAAAATCGTTTTCAATGGATCCAATTGGACAAAAGGAATCGTATAGTTCTTCAAGAAAACCTTCTCTTCGGCTAACGCCGCATGGTCTTCATATCTCGATTGATTTAATAATTCGCGACGAAATGCGAAGGTACCTGCAGTAGCATGATTCGGACCATACGGACCAAATTGTACCATTTTATGGATATGTTTGAAATAAATATATATCTCGCTCGCACCAGCACATAATGCTTCGGGTTTTTCTTGCAACTTCTCTACTGCATGAGCGATACGTTCTGGAGGATAATAATCGTCGTCGTCCATATATACCAGAATCGAACCCGTCGCTTTTTCATGCATGAAATTACGTTTCGCACCTAATGCCATTTTCTTTTCCACGGGGAAATATTTGATTTGTGGAATATTGGCGGCGTCCAAGAGATCTTTGATTTTATCCGTTCCGTCATCGACAATAATCCATTCAATACGGTATTTAGGATACGTCTGGTTTCGGAAACATTCCAACATGGTGGTAATAAAAGGTCTGCGATTGAAAGTCGGAGTACAAACACTTACGGTTGGATAGAGTTTTTTCTTGGGATGATGATTTTGATTCGGTGCCATTTTTTGGTTTGTTTCTTTTCTCTCGAGACTATTACAAGAAAAACACATATATGTTTATGTTTTTTTCTAGAGGATATGGTTTTTATATTTTATTTTATTTATTGAAATCTCTCGCGTCCCATACGATCAGCGTCTGTCGCAGCTTGGGCAGGTGTCGCAGGTGTCACATGTGTCACAGCTGGGGCAGGTGTTGCAGGTGAAGAAGGTGTCGCAAGAAGATCATCTTCATTCAAATCAAGAGTAACCTCATTCAGATTGATTGGCTTTCCATCTTCTTCGGATCCATAATCCATTTTATAAGATAATATATTCGAAACTAGATCAGATACTTTTGGATTTGCTCCAGATTGTGCTAAAATAAATTGGAACATATGTTGCACTATCTCCGGCATTCGTTTGCCCTTACCAATTCTATTCGCGATATGTTGTTGAATATGAGGTTGTTGTAAGATATTTTTGAATGGTTTATACATGTCTATATTATTGGTTAATAATGACTTCACATCTTCTTCCGCTTGTTTTCCGTCTTTGTCTTTAGAAAAGTCAATATTCGTCATAATATTATTTAAATATCTCGTTATTTCTTGTAAATTTTTCTTATCCTCTGGTAATAAAGCACTAAAAGTATTATCACCCATCAAGGTGTTAGATATCGTATTATTAGACAACTTATTTTTAATATCGCGTAGAGGCTGACCAATTGCTTTCGACAACATTTGATTCCCTTCATTCGATAATCTAGTGAGACCTTCTTTACGACTATCCGAATTCTTTTGAGCCCATGCTTTTGCTTTGTCCAAGCCCGATATAATATCTTTAGTAGAAACGAGAACCGTGTTGGTATTTTTATCAGAACCATTAATGTATCCCGTTATTTGATTTATAATCCAGATAACAACCCCGACAAAACCTATTATCATTATTGAAAGTACGATTTTGGCGAAAAATCCATTAAAGTTAAATAGTACAATTATTACTTTTACCGCTACAAATACAATACATAAATATATAAATAAATGAGAAAAATGAGGTTCTATTTTCTGATTAATAAATTCCCATAATGCGCTGGCCTTATCCTCTTCTTTACAATAATTTTTATCCGTACTGGATTTTCCATCAATATGATTATTTATTTCTGCGATGGTATCCCCAATACCGAATATTTGCGATTCCCACAGTAATCCAAGCCCAGAGGTAGTATAAATAAAGAAAAAATATATCATAATTTGAGAGATAAATACTCCACAAATTGCAATTACAAAACGAATAAGATTAGCAATCAGACTCGGAATTAATAATACACAAAATCGAATCCATGCTAATGCATTTTCCGTGGTCAGAGAGGTATTGAAAAAAGCACCCAAACAAGATAATACATTGAGGACTAAAACGAACGACATTGGACTTCCGCCTAATAAATGATCTACGGACATTGCGGCATTTGCTCCTTGAGTAAAGGCAATCACCATGGTATGTAACAAAATAATAATAAAACATAATTTGGGGTATCGAAGCACGCCAATTAAATTGAAAAATCCGGGTATTAACCAAGAATAAAAATATCCCATGAATAACATCGGGTAACGAATATCTCTCATTAACCAATCATCTATCATGGATTTAAACACACCTCCAAACATAAACCCTTGTTCCGGATCATAATGGGCAGTTTTCACATCCCATTTATATATAAACGAAAAATAATAAATATTATAGGTAATCACAAAACAAAAGCACAATAATATAAATTCATATACAATCCCGTATAATATGTCCGCATTATGTTTATCGAATGCTGTTAGACCCGATAACTTTTGATTATCTTTATTTTTACTATTCGACATATTTTCAATCGTTTCAAATGTTTCCTTTGGTTCTAATTTTAGTTCTTGCTTGGTTTTAGTATTGGTTTCTGTCTCGACCGCCGTACTACTGGTTGGTGCAGGAGTTCCATTTGGAATAATATTACTAGGTTCTTTTACACTTTTTATATTAAACAAATCATTTTGTTTAACCGTAGCACTCATCTGGTTTCTATCCCTATTAGTCAGTATTTTTGAAAAATGCAGAAAAAAATCTTTTATATATTGCGATATTCTTTGCATAGGACCTTTCAGTTTCGATTTAGCTGCATCCGCTTTATTGTTCGTTTTAGGTTGATCTTTTTTAGTTTTATTATTGGAAGCTTTTGCTCCACCACCTTTTGATTTTGCTTTTGCTTTTGATTTTGATTTTGATTCACCACCTTTTGATTTTGATCTACCTTTGGATCTACCTCTTGCTCCTTCAATGATAGGAGAATCAAATAAAAAAGATGGGGAAGGTACATCATAAACCGTGGGCAAGAATTCCATCTTGGTAATGGAATTCAATATACTGGGTTTGGGTTTGGTTTTATTATCGTAAATATTTTTTATTTTTTCTTGTACTTTTACTCTATCTCTTTCTAATTGAAGGGACAAAGAAGGGTCTAAACTAGAAGTAGTACTCTCCTGCATATTATATTATATTTATATAACCTTTATATTTTCAGCAGGGAACCTATGCAGGGCGCTACGCAATACCCATGGTTCCCCTTTTGCTACGCCATCCCCTCCTTTCACGTTTTTTATAAGAATAGTCTTAGAAAAAACCATAGAATCATTTCTAGAAAAAACCATAGAATAAACAAAAGACCAACCCTAGAAAAAACCATAGAATCATCTCTATAATAACATAACGACAAACATTGAAGGGAGGGGTCGTAATGGCGCAAGCAGTACCGTAGGTTCCCTACCGTGCATACATCATTCCACAAGTTCCGCCAATAAACGACAAGATATTATATCTCTCTTCAAATAGCGTTAAATTATAAGTATATTCATAAAGTCGCCAATTCGATTTACTTATTGCGATCGGACCACCATTCGGGTCACAAATCACTTGAAAAGAAGATCGTGTTTCATCAAACGATGGAACATACGTCATAAATTCCAATTCGACATTCTTAAACTTTCCTAAATTGATTGCACCAGAAGGTTGATATGTATAAGGATTCGTATCCAAACAGAAATTATAACAATATAATCCTTCTTGTCCAAATGCGTTTGTCCGTGTATATTTCTCTACATAATTGAAAATAGGAGAAGTCAAGGTATTCTCTCGATATTTACCATCTAATAAAATCGCCATGGTTTGCATGATTTCTTTCTGATTATCCACACTAATATTCCCCGAAATAAACAGTCCGGTATTCGTTTTATTTGGATGCAAGAAAGGTCCCGTATTCGGGATATATAAAGTGGTATCCTTCGATTTTTGGGGTGCAATAATAACATCCGATGGTAAATTACGATATGGCCAATTTGTGTAATTTGTCCATTCATTTCTCAAATTGACATCATTTCTCTGGAAAAACCACATCCAACTAGAAATCATACCATTCGATTGTAGAGAAACGGTTTTCGATCCAGAGAAATTATCGAATTTGTATTCAAACACTTCTTTTACTAAATATATTTGTTCTTGCGATGCGAATAATTTGGCCTCTTCTTTCGATAAGAAAGCATATGTTGAAATTAAATGAATATCGGCATTCCAATTACTGACGAAATTTTTATAATTTCCAGATTCGACACTCGTATTGGTAGCGGGAGGGGACTGCAAGAAACGATACATTTGGAATCGGGCTTGATTGAAATCGGGTTGGATATAAGGAAAGGAATTCGAATAATCGAAAATATCTCGGACTTGGAATAATTCTTGAATAGGTCTCAATGTGACATGTATTTCTAGTTCGTTGTATTGGAGAGAGATAAGAGGTAATGCGCATTTACTATTAAGTCCGAACCAGGTATTTAGAGGAATATAGAGTTGTCGGCCACGAATGGAGGCTTCTGTTCCGGTTGCAGTGGTCGAATTTCCGTCATAATAAGCACTCGGATAGGTATTCGACCGACCATAGGCGTCGGCGGGACTATATATTTCTGGCACGTTTCCAGACATGGTATTGAATAAATCTTTTTTCTCTCTCGTGAAATCGCGTTCCACCATTGCGGCTAAATAAGCACCGGAATATTTGGCCAACACGAAAGAACCACATAAAACGGTGATTTCTTGTATCATCGTAGTACCAATATTTCGAATCCATTGGAAATCATAAGAAGACCAGAGATATCCGGTATCGATTGTTGGAGGATAAATAGGGCTCCATATATCCGGGAGAGTGATTCCTAGATACGTATCCATAAGAAGTTCGGCGTATCTGGGTACTTTGAAAATGAAGGTGGAGGCTTCGGTTAAACGGAGATCACGGACACCATTGTAATCTAACCGGAATTTCTGTAGGCCGAAATTGGTATATTTGGAATACGTTACTCTGAAAAAGGTTTTAGAAGGATTTCCAGTAAGAAAAATATTGGCATTTCCTAATGCAATTATATTTAATAATCCACCAGCCATTTTCGTATTTATAGTTTGTTAGGAAAAGAATGTGTATATTTTTTATTCTTTTTATTTCTTTTGAATGTATAATTAGAAAAGAAATACGATGGAATTTTATCGAAAATTAATCATTTTATCTATTATCCTTTTAACGACTTATATTTTATATCGACTTTTAATAAATAGAAGCAAAATACAAACACAAATACAAACACAGACCATTCCTCTACCTTCCACGGAAGAACATTTTACATTGGACGAACCGTTTATTAGTGGCATAAATATCCAAAATTCTCCCAATAATAAATTACCTTTATCTCAATATTGTGTCAAAGGATCTTTCCATACCGCTTATAATCGAAACACCAATAAGATCGATGAAAAGCAATTGAGTACTATTATGTCTCGTGGTGTTCGGTTTATAGATTTGGAAGTATATTCTTTTAGTGGAAATGCAGTGGTGGGATATTGTTCTAAATTAAATCCAGATGCAGCCGTCATTGAATCCGCCAATTCTCCTGAGGATTCCACCACACTTCTTTCTTCTATTTTCAAGACGATTAATTCTTCCAAACCTCCTTCTTTAACAGATCCTCTGTTTATTCATTTGCGACTTAAATCTAAATTACCTGCATTTTATACGAATGTATCCAAATCGATTCAATCTGCATTTCAGGGAGTATTATTTACGGGTTCAGTTGATTTTAGTCAGACATTATCGGATTATAAAGGTAAGACGATTATTGTAGTGGATAAAGCAAATTCGACTACCAATTATCGTGAATATGCAGAAGATTTAATACCATTTGTGAATTTAGAAACCGGAACGCCGGATTGTAGTTCCACCATACATTCTACTATTTTGAATTCGCGTAATAATATTCTAACTACCAATTCGGATAATGAAACGATTTCGATCGATGATGTCGTACCTACCAAATGGATTGTGTCTATGCCGAATCCAATGGATACTTCGAACCCGGATATAAAAGAAATAATACCAAAACATGGGGTCAATGTAGTATTATATCGTTTCGATTACGATGATGATAATTTAGGTAAATATGAATCGGTTTTTACTAATAATGCCTATATTTCTTTTGTAAATGCCTTGCAAAATATCAAGTCTGTATGAGAGAATAAAATAATAGAATAGAATATAAATAAAATGTTTGCGATTTGTCCTCCTGCTATCGTTTATCTTGCAACCACGGTAGTTGCTGTTTTGTATATGTTAGTGGAGAAATACAAATTATCTTTTATTCTATTAAATACGTTATTTTCGGTTGCATGGGCATGGATATTGAATTTTATATGTCTAAAAGGATATTTAACCGCTTCTTGGATTTTAGTATTATTACCTTATATGGTTACCTCTTTGGTTTTCTTTTTTATTACCCGTTATGTTGAAAAAGATTTATTAGACAATGTGGATAAAAAACTAGCAAAAATGGAAAAGAATCTAGAGAATGATCCAATATATACCACATCGAAATCTACGAAACGTATGAAACCTACCAAACCTAAATATACAAAGCCAAGATATAATCCCAATATTAATCCTATATTTACGACGAATTATTAGATTTAGACGTATAAAAAAGAAAACCCTAGATTAGATTAGATGAATAATTCAATTCTTGCGATTTTAGACAATTAAAAATATAATACAATTATATAGTTCGTTTCAAAAATGGATATTTGTACTCCTGCTCTCGTTTATCTGTCAATTGCGGTTTTAACGATTATCTACATGTTTTATCAACGTGCTTCTTTAGAAAGTATGATATTAAAAATAGTATTTGGCGGATTATGGGTATTGTTATTGAATTTCTTATGTACCAAAGGTTTAGAAACTGTTTCTTGGATTCTAGTCATCTTACCTTATGTTTTAACCGGATTCCTTATGACATTAATACTAAGTATTCTCAAAACCGGTCTTGCTACTGGTGTTGCAACTGGAATGGATCCGATTAGCACTACCCTTCCTACTTATCAACGTAGTCGTCACCATAGACGATAGATTATATATTTACATGAAAAATTACATTTTTAAATGAAAAATTGATGTATTTTTTCTTGCCGTTCCTTGTTTCAAAACAACTATAAAGAAAAGAAAAGAAAATTCAAATCAAAGAAAATGACGAGAAGAAAAGATACTCTCCGAAATAAAACCGAAAGTATTCGATGGACCAAACAAAAAGGGAATAGTCGTTTGGAAAAACAATTACAAAAGAAACGAGAGAATGAAAATAGTATTCTGCAAGAAAAATATATATTGTTGCAAGTGGCGAAATTACCGGATGAATTGATTCGTTTGATATATGATTTTATGGGCGGAAAAGCGAAATTACTCTTTTATCCGAAATACGATTCTTTGTATCGCGCATTTGATGGATATGATTTCCAAATAGAGTTGGAAACTCTTTTTGGAAAAATGACGAATACCCAATTATTAGATGTTATTTATACGGGTACTTTGTTGAAATATCCGGAAATCGTGGGTGCGCTTTCGTATAGTTATTATTATTCTCTCATTGATCAAGATTTTCATACCGTGACTGGATATGAATTATTGAATTTATGGGCAACCGAACGTTTGTCGTATGATTTCGTGCAAGCTGAATATTCGATGAACGAAGAGGTGAAACGTGAAATCGATACTAGAATAAAAGAAAGAATTGCTTCTGCAATACAAATATATATATCGAATGTTTTGCATGATTATCGTATTGCTCGTCGAAATGTATCGTCTTCTTCTTTAGATCACTATAAGGTAACAAACAATTATCGTGATATAGTCTTGAACGTCGAGAAAGCGGCGCATTTGTATCGGGTAGCCTCTCGATTTATCTCTCGACCTAAACCCGACTCTGAAGTTCTAGTTCAAGTCCAAGTCCAAAAACAAGATATATATCCATTTACCAATGAACTATTGATTCCGGTTCCTATCACGATCTAATGGGAGATCCATATCCAACAAAAACAACCCTTTTTTTCTTGGATTACTGCAAGAAAAAAAGAAAAGAAAAGAAAAGATTATATTACCGAGGTACAGTACTTCACTCTCGTTCATAAAACAATTCTTCATAAATTTCGAACCATCCATCTAATATTTGTTCTTCTTTACATACAAATGGTTCATCTAACATCATATCAAACAAATCTTCTCCATTGACAAAGAAAGTACGCATTCCTCTATCTTCCATTTCTTGTAATAATTTGGTACATTCGTGACATTCTCTCCAGAAAACCGTATATAATGGATTATTTTCTTGATTTTTCATCTGCATTTCTCTTTCTATTTCCATTTCCCAATTGTTTTCCCAATCTAAATTCAGCTTTTTTTTCTTAGGATCTTCTGAATCAGGAGAAAGAAGAACGAGAGAAAGACGTGTTTTCAATAGTTTTTTATTTTTATTAATAGGGATTCTTCTAGTAAGAAAAGAAGATATACCCGGTAGTAAATGCAAGAAAAGGATCGAAGCAGTGAATAGTAAGAATGCATTCATTGTTTTGTTATTGTTTGTTTATAATAAGATTAGATTGATTCTATTTCTTTTCATCAATTTTTTAAGAAAACTAATCCTTGTTTGGACCCTTCGGTCCTTTCTTGCCTTTCAGGTAAATAGAAATTCATTCCATATCCTGGACATCCGACGATATGCATATCGAGTTTATTCGTACGGCGTAAAATATCATATACAGCATCGATATTCGGATGTGCGAATTTAATAAATCTCGTCACATTCGATAAATAATCAGTCACACATACTTTGGATTTCAACAAGAAATCAATGCCGATTAACATATCGGTAGTATGTTCTCGGATTTCGGCGGGTGTTTGCATTTCTAATGGAATAAATGCTTTCAAATTCTCTTGATTGGTTCGAAGATACGCTTGGTTTTGTGGTATGCGGATTTTCTGGATATTTGTTTCGAAATCGGGATCTTGGCAATATTCGTATTTTTCTTTCGTAATCACCATTCCGCCTTTCAAATGAGGTTTGCAGAGAGTATAGAGTTGAATATGTTGAATAGTCGGTGTTTTTTCTTGAAATGCGAGAAGTTCCAAGAAAACATTATAATCATCCGTTTGAACAAACACGCAATTACAATTCGGATATATTTCGAGTAAATAGAGGAGATAATCTTCGGCGGAAATGAGAACGGATTCTTCGATTAATTTATCACCTCTTCGAATAAAAAGGGATCCATAGTCGAGATTAGTAAATACATTTTTCTGTTGGAGTCTTAAGGGAGAATTCTCTCGAAATTGATTGAAAATAAATCGGGCATCATATAATGCATCTAGTGTTGTACGATTCAAACGATAAATCTCGGGAATAATGTTTCGGTATAAAATCATTGGATAATTGGCTAGAATAGCTGCGTGATTATGTATTTCTTGTATTTGAGTATCATTATTGGTATTCGTATTAGTAGAAAAAGGATCGAAATCTATCGGCAAGAAATAATCCTCCCATCCTTTTTCGGATTTGAAAAGCCATTTATCGGTTTTTAAACGGAAAGGGCGTTTATTGATTTTGGCATATAAATAATGATTAACCATGAAGAAAAAAGAAGAGAAAAAGCCGGCATCTTTGGTATCTATGCAAGAAATAATCATGGTTTGTTTCGGGTTATAAAAGATAAGAAAACACATTTATTATCTTTTGGCATTGTTAATTAGCTAGTTACTCATCGCTGCTAAACATTCCGACGACCGCATTTCCTATCGCAGTTCCAACCACCAATCCGGCTCCTGTTCCTACCCCTTGTTTCGCTGCTTGTACTAAACCAGTACCATTTTGAATTACTACTGGTGCGGGTGCTTGTTCTTGTGCTTTATCTCCGACAGGAGCTGGTGCTTGAACATATACTATACGTGTTTTCTGTTTTTTTTTATTTTTTTTTGTTAAACCACCCGTCTTCTTTTTCATTTTTTTTATACTTTTTTGAACGAGTTTCTTCACGGTTGATTTGGTAACAAAGATTTGACGGTTTAGAACTCCGTTTTTATATTTTTTGAAAATATCTCCTTTTGTTTTCTTACCAGTCTTTGCATCGATATTTTCGGCTTTTTCTACCGCATACGAAATACCTTTCTTGGGTTGAGCGGGTTTATTGGCTAAATGTTTGAATTTCTGGATTTTTATCGTTTTTGTTTTAGCCAACTTCGTTTTAGCCATAATTCCTATATATTTTCGAGAGATAATGTTTCCAAGGATACTATATAAGGGAATAGGATGGCAAGAAAAACAAAACGGAAAGTTTATAAAAGAAAATCGGTTCGTTTTCTTGGAGGTAACGATATGGAATTAATGGATGAAGGTGGAAGAAAAACCAGAAAACAGAAAAGAAAATTCAAGAAAGTATTATGTAGTCCAGCCAAGAAAAACAATATTGCATCGTCTTGTTATTCTCCTTCGGAATTATCGGTGATTAAAAACGCGTTTAATAAACATCATCATGGGTCTTCGGGATCTAAAGATCGTAGATCAGGATCTGGTCTCCAGATCCATTCTAGAGATCCGGAACAGATTTTGAAAGAGTTGCGAGAAAAAAATGTGCATTGTACAACGGAATTGTGTTGGCTAAATGCGGTGGATAATAAGGATTTGCGAGAGAAAATCCAGAAAGAAGCTTTCCGTCCAATACAACCCGCCGAATGGCGGTCGAAACCAGATGCCTGGTTATCGAATTTCGATATTGATGCGGTGATCCAACAATATGAAGCGGCATATCCTGAATTTGTTTTCTTGGGACCTACACCGATTGATTTTGATTCTAAAAAAGACGATGGAAAATGTGTGACGGAAGAGATTTGTGGATTTTCATTGGCGAAAGAATGGGCGAAAGGTAAGAAGAAAATCGGGGTGATTTATAATTTAGATACATCGGAAGGACCGGGGACACATTGGGTATCGATGTTTATTGATATGGCGGATCCAGAACCGTATATGTTTTATTTCAATAGCACGGCGGAGCCGATGCCTTCCGAAGTCCGCGATTTAATGGATCGGATTCAAAAACAATGGCTAGGGCTAGAGAAGCACGGACTACGTAAAGGTATGGGTCATAAGAAACTAATCGAATATACTTCCGATGATAAAGTCGAACATCAACATTCAAATACGGAATGTGGCATGTATTCGCTCTTTTTTATTATTACGTGTTTGACTCGAAAAGTCGGAGGATTCAAAACACTCGGATCGGGACTTAGTCGAGAGAAAATTATCGAAATGTTTGCGGGAAAAACCCGGATCCCAGATCGATATATGCTGAAATTCCGGAATTTATATTTTATTCCAGGCACTACGTAGTACCTAGGTTCCCTTTTTGCTACACCATACCCTCCTCCAATGTGTATCCTAAGACAAATCCTAAGAACTCTCAGTGAAAGGAGGGGCTTAGCGTAGCAAATGAAGCAAACGATGGCGCAAGCAATACCTTGGTTCCCGGAATATTTTGTGACGGTATAATAAACCAATAAAATGTATTTATGTACTCCTGCGATTGTTTATCTAGTACTTTCTATTTTAGGGTTGATTGTATTGATTGTACAACAATCGTTTGATGGTCTTTTAATGAATATTGTGTGTTCTCTTGCATGGCTTTGGTTATTACAAATATTATGTAATCGAGGATATGTTACTTTAACATGGGTATTAGTACTCTTGCCATTTATTATTCTTGCATTCATTCTGATATTGATCGTATCATTACTTGCTAATGCTACAGGAGGAACCGAGACGGTGATTATTCCAACTGGAGAAGTTACCCCTGTTACTACTGAAGCGAAATAA